GACGCAGAAGGTGTTTCTGGAATGTCTGCATCTAAGATGAGAGCCGCAGCATCTGCTGATGACTTTGACCAGTTCAAACTTGGTTTGCCTGATGGTTTCAAACAGGGTATGTCTCTATTCAAAGATGTTCGTAAGTACATGGGTATTCGTGAATCATTTATTACGCACCAAGTACAACAGACAGAAGAAGATGTGATTCGTGACTTGTATGTTGAAGGTAAAATCTTTACTATTGGTGAAGAAGTAACAGATACTTACAGTGGAGTAACAGGAAAGATTATTCGCAGAGGAACAAACTACGTTACTTTTGTAACAGAGGATGGCACATCATTCAAGAAGTGGTTGTATGAACTAGAACTAGCAGAAGATTGCTGGCCAGGATTTAAACAAGTTGGTATGAAAAAGAAGAACGGTAAAGACGTACCGAATTGCGTACCAGTTGGTGAAAAACAAGACAAGGACATTGATGATAAGAAGGGAACACAGCCTGCCAAGTATTTTGCAAAAGATGCTGAGGGTGATGAAATGGCAAAGTCTACAAAGGACAAGAGAGATGCTCATTTCAAAAAACAAGCGAAAAAGGATGACGATACTAAATCTGCATACAAACCAGCGCCAGGCGATGCATCTGCAAAAACTAAACCATCAAAGTATACAAACAAGATGAAGAAGATGTTCCCAGACTTGTACAAAGAGATGGTAGATGAGAGTGCAACAAAGTCACTACAGAAGAAGGCAGATGCCTCTGGTATTTCTCTTGGTATTCTGAAGAAGGTATTCGATAGAGGTATGGCTGCATGGAAGGGTGGACATCGCCCAGGCACAACTGCTGTTCAGTGGGGCCATGCAAGAGTAAACTCTTTTATCTCAGGCGGCAAGACAAGAACTACTGGTGATGCAGATTTGTGGAAACAACACAAGGGTAAGAAAGAGACTTATGAGATTGGTAAAGACTATGCAGACCATACTCGTAAGATTACACCGTTTCAAGAACACAGTTCATGTTGCGATGACTGTGCAGAAGAATCTAATCTAATTGAATCTAATGTATATCGTGTAGGTTCAGAAAAGTATTATGAGTTCTTCCAAGAGAAAAGAGATGAATATAATATTGGAGTTTACACCCCAACAGGTTTTGATAAAGAACTGATGGAAGGTGATATTGGAAAGTATGATATGTATCAAGGAAACCATGTTCCACTTGATTGTCCTATGATTGAAGAAAAAGATGTGGAACTAAACAAACCTAAAGTCGGTGGGCCTAAGAAGTACTATGTGTATGTCAAAGACCCAAAGACAGGTAATGTTAAGAAGGTTACATTCGGAGATACGAGTGGACTGAAGGTTAAGTTGGATGATAAAGAGGCAAGAAAAAGTTTTGCCGCTCGTCATAACTGTGACCAACAAACAGACAGAACCAAGGCTGGATATTGGAGTTGTAATCTTCCAAAATATGCCAAACAACTTGGTTTGAGTGGGGGAGGCAATTTCTTTTGGTAAAACCTTATACTGAATCTTATGACAACGGTTTGATTATCAGAGAGTTTAAAGAGGATGTTGACAGTGAAGAACTGGTATGGCATAGAGACAAAAGAACAAGAGAGATAACAATTTTAGAGGGTAGGGGTTGGCAATTACAACTAGACAATCAATTACCTAAAGAATTACAACAAGGACTTTTATACACCATCCCAAAGATGGAGTATCACAGATTAATAAAAGGTACAGGGAAACTTGTCGTAAAAATATGGGAAGAAACACATGACTAGATATACAAAAACTATGACAGAGGCCCTGCAAGAGATTCGTGAGGGGTTCTCATCAAAACAAATTAAAATGGCAATCGGTGTTGCATCAGATAAAAGATATGCTGGTGGAAACATGACAGGTGCAGTGGACGCTATTGAGAAAATCAAAAAAGGATTGTCTGACCATCCTCAAGTCGCCGCAGTTCTGAAAAGACAGAATGAAGATCTGGAAGAAGAACTAGAACTTACTGAAGCAAAAATATCTAAAGAACTTGCAATTAAAATTTTGTCAATGAGGAAGGATAAAAAGTTTGTAAAGGTTTCTGGTGATTTTGTTCCAAAAATTTATTTGAGTGGCAACGATAAAGATGCATTAAAAAAAGAATTTGGAAAACTGCCTAGAGGACTACCTAGCGCAACATCTGGTATGTCAGTTGTATCAATGATTAACTATGCACTTGGTAGTAAAGATGGTCGTGACCCAATTGACACAGAGGACGGCGACAGTCAATCACCAAAATTAATTAGTTGGAATAAAGGTGGTAAAGTTATTGGTAAACCAAGAACTGTAGGTGACGCAGTTAAAATTGCTGGTGTTAGAATGGAAAGTGTTGAAAGTGTTGAACTTGATGAAGGTAAGATGAAAGACCGTCTAATGAAGGCACAAGACCTCATGGGCCCATCTAAAAATAGAGAACAGGGTATCGAATTTGTGATGAAAGGTTTAAAGGTTTCAGAGAAGGAAGCAACTAAACTTGTTGATGCAGTTCTAGATATGGTTATGAATAATGAAGTTGAAATTGATGAAATGAAAATGAATGACCCTAAGTTGAATAAAATATTCGACAAACTCAAAAAGGGTGATACTGTCAAACTCAAGACAAGTTCTACTATCAATCAAGGTAAAGACTTTGTAGAGTATATTGTGAAATCAAAGAACACAGTAAACAAAGGCAGAGTTGAAAAGATTACTCTTGTTACTAAAGGTAATGAGAAGGCAGTCAAGAAGTTTCTATACAAGAGAGATGGCCAAGTAACATTTGCTATCGGTGATATGGGTGCATCTATTGATGATATCAAAGAAGAAAATCTTGATGAAGGTAAGGCTTATAAGTTTGCCGCTGTAGATAAAAAAGGATTGGTTATTGGATTTGCGTCTGACGAAAAAGATGCAAAGGATATGGCAAGAAGAAACAAGGGTAGAGTTGTTACTCTAACAAAACCTCTTCCAGATAACAAGAAGAGTGACATGATGGTTAATCGACCATTGCCAGACAAGATGGACAAGTTCCCAACCAATACGAGTGCAACTCAAGGTAAACGTATGGGTGAAGAAGATGAAAAGAAAATGGACAAACCAGATTCTGCTAAAGAGGTAGAACAGGGGCGTGATGATAAGAAGAAAACTCGTATCGCTCAGTTGCAGTTGCAAATTGCAAAGGCAACAGAAACAATTAATAAACTAAACACACAGGAGAAACCAAATGCCTAAGTATTTGAAAACCAAAGAAGGTAGTCTTGAAAGTGCAGTGGAAGCGGTTTCTACTGCACAACAGGCTGCAATCGCAATATCAAAAAAAGAAAAAGCAGGGAAACCTGGCTATGATAAAGAAGGCAAATCATTGAAAGATGATATGACTACAGAGGACAAAGAAGCATATGAGAAGTTCTTCAAGTCTGCACTGAAGAAGTTTGGTGTTGACAGTCCTGCTGACTTCAAATCTGATGAAGAGAAAAAGAAGTTCTTTGATTACGTTGACAAGAACTACAAGGGTGAAAACGAAAAGGCTGAAGAAGTCAAAGAAGAAACTCTTGCAATGAAAACAGCAAAACACATTTCTGATATGTGGGCTGAAGCTTCATCAAAGAAAGATGTTAAGTCTGAAGAAGATGAAGATGAAGATGAGAAAAAAGAAGATGGTAAAACTATGACAGGTAAACCCATGTCAAAGGTTGATACTAAGGTTGTAGAGAAGGACTAATCATGCGTAATCTTGTGGAACTCACAAAGATAAATGAAGCAGAGCTTCCACAAATATATTGTGACATGGATCAAGTTCTTTGTGACTTCATTGGTGGTTATGAACAACTTACTGGTTTACAGTTTGCGAAAACCGATAAAGATGAGCGGTGGAATGCAATCACAGGGAAGAAAGATTTCTGGGCAACTCTTAATTGGATGCCTGGCGCTAAAGTAATGTGGAAGTTGATTAATAAATATAATGCAAATATTTTGTCTGCATATTCTAATAGAGATGGAAACAGTAGAAGGGGTAAGACACAATGGTTGTCTAAGAATGCCAAACCTACTGGTAAAACACATCTTGTTCTGAGAGCAGATAAACAAAAGTATGCCATGACTGACGGTAAACCTAATATCTTGATTGATGATTATATCAAAAATATCAAGGAGTGGGAAGCCGCTGGTGGTATTGGGATTCATCATCTGAGTCCAACACAAACTATATCTCAATTGAAGAGATATGGATTTAGATAAATAGAAGAGAAATCTTTAATTAAGGAGAAAGACTATGGCCCTATGGGGAAATACAGATGCAGATGAAGCAAAACCAAAGTGGCTCACTGCTGACCAAAAGACTAACGTGTTTGCAACCAATAAAGGTTGGACACAATTAAATGGCAAAGGACTTGAAGAAGTTATTTGTGCAATCGGTGGATTGTCAGGCGCATTAAATGCTTCTGATATTACATCAGTAAAATTTGTTCAGACATCTCTTGCTGCTGGTTCAAGAACAATCTCAGTTGATGTATCATTCAACGAGAAAGTTGCTGTAACTGGTACTCCACAGTTGGTTGTGGATAATGCCAACAACTCAAGTGCTGGTAACGGAGACTACACACTAGACTACGCAAGTGGTACAGGAACTAACAAGTTGAGATTCACTAAAGCATCTCAAACTGTTGCTGCAACAGACGTACTTGCAATCGGTGGTGGTTCACCATCTGCTACAGCAGTAACACTTAACGGTGGTACTATTACTGGTGTTGATGGTGATAAACTTGGTACAATCACAATCGCTACTGCGACTGCTGGTTCTACTACATTCCCAACTGCTTCAGTTGATACGAATACCGATTCGATTTCTGCTGGTACAGTAAACACTCTAGTTGCTAAAGTACACTCTGCAACAGTTGCTGCTGGTGGTTCTAACTATGCAGTGGGTAACGAGATTACTATTGCAAATGGTTTCGGTACAGGAACTAACGCAGTACTAGTAGTTGCAACAGTTAATTCTGGTGCAGTATTAACTGCAACAGTAAAACCTGCTGCTCCTGGCGTGTACTCTGCAATCGCTGGTGGTGTTACAGGAATTGCACAACAATCAGTAAATACTGGTAGTGGTTCTGGTGCAACATTT